CACAATTATTCCTCCATTGGCAATATGGTTTTTCAAAATTTCATTAATTTGTTTTTTTGCTACATTGCTCTTGTAGTGCCATATTTCATCTTTCAAATAACAATTTTTCTTAATCCATTTCCAAGTAGCATCTCTATCAAATCCGTTAGTAATATACGCTAACACAAATATATTTCCTATACCTCCAAAGTTTTTTCTATTATGAGTATTCCATACATATATACCATCCACTAATTTCTTAGAATAACCAGCATTTGGTAATATTCTTGTTATTATTTCTCCAATAATCTCTTGTTCTTCCAAACCTCTATCATACAAATATAATACAGATTTAATCATTATAAGAGCAGCATCTATTTCGTCTTGTTCCCATATGTACTTTAAAAATGAAGTTAATCTGCGTGCTCTACTTTTTTCCTTACAGCTATCAAATTTCATCGCAATCCAATAACATTTAGCAATATCATGAAAATTATTCAGCAAAAATAACTTCCATAAATCAGATTTAGTCTTAACAAAATAAGCAGAAAATATTATTCCATCTTCTACAAGTTTAAATCCATATTTATCATAATTGCTCACATTTTCTACTTTCTCAAATATCACCTTTTCTTCATAATGTTTGTCCATTTTAATCCAAATTCTTTCACAATTTTATGTGAAGTACCGGACATTGGGAAATAAACTGTCCGACTTTCCCTCATTTTAATTAATCTTGTAGCAGCTTTCATAACTCTATCAGAATCAATCTGGTCTAGACCAGTAGGAAAATTAAAATTACTCATCAAGAAATCATTCTGCATATCTTTCTTAGCTGACGGCTTTTTCTTACCAGCAGATTTATCTTCAACCTTTAGTTGATTATCTTCACCTTTTCTCTCAGCATTCCTAAGATTAGCATCAATCCTAGATTGCTGCCATTCTCTGAGAATACTTAAAGGTGCATAGTTAAGCGGAACAAATGGTTCATCCCCCCAATCAACTGGAGGCATCTGTAATTCATTTCTAACTTGATTAATTGTAATAACCCCAGTTCTCAAAAATATTTCCCAAATTTGTGACTGCTTTTGTTCATCATCTATATCCAAATTGGATGAGGTAAGATAAATATCATCATAATTTAAGTTATCATCTCCCCAAATTAACACAGAATTAACCATATTAGTAAACATCTTAACAAGAGGAATAATTGTATTTCTCTTGAACTGTTCAGTCTGAACCTCAGAATTTAATTTACCAGTGGTATCAGTCAAAAGACCCAATACCATAGGTTGCATACCAAATACTGACATTATTCTTGAAAGCAACATTAATTCAAGTTTACTAAACTCCATATCCCTATTTGACACTGTCAAAGGCTGTAGTTTCACCTCACCTTTATTTGTGCCCATAAATAACGGAAGATGAGGCTTACCCTGATGTTCTGATTTATACCAATCTTTAGCACGTTTCAAAGCACCTTGACCAGGACCAAATCCAAGATTATTAAACAAAAATGCTATATTTGGAGTAGCATTATTCTGAAAAAATGTAATATTATAATTTAGTGATTCAAGATCACCCATTATACTTGCAGCTACAGAACTGATAGGAGATAAACCATTAGCATAACCAGCACATCTATTTCTAATGAAGTTTATCAAATCATATTTGTCCCATTTAGCTACAACTTTCCTATTTCTAAGTTGCACATATGTACCAGTATCTTTCAGCACATTATTTTTGGTAGGAACCACATATAATTCTTCGCCACTAACATTACAATATAGTTCATAAGGAATTTTTGTATTAGCTGCAGTAGTACCTCTCACTATTTGTATAGCACCTTCATCAAATATGAGCACATCCTTAACAACTTTTTTCTTCAATTCACTAAAACTTTCCATATCACTATTTGGTTTCATTAACAAATTAAATACATTTTCCATTTTCTTTTTTATAGCATCAGGATAATCTGAAGATTTCTCATCAAATTGAGTAACTAATGGAATTGGAAATATATCAACTTGATCAAATCTTTCCAATGTCATATCAACAATAGCTCTAATCCAAGAATTAACAATATATGCATCCCTCATAAATGATCTATCAGTTGCAATATTTTCTTCATCAATATTCTCAGAATATCCATATCCACTAGTAAGTTGTTCACTACCTTTTAATTCGCCAATCACCTTTCCACTAAGTGATGCCTTTTGTAATACACTTTTTGAAATGGCAAACATACATTATTCCTCTTCCCCATTTTTCTGCTGTGATAAAGGTATGTGTATATGATACTGTGACCATATACATATAGCAGCAACTACAAATCCACCAAATATCTTTACTAATAATACTACAATATTATTCCAAGTTCCATCAGACTCAAATCTAACTAGGCTATACGAAATATATGCTAATACAACGATAATAAAAAGCATAAGAGAATCAACAAATATAGTTAGCAACAAATTTTCAAACTTTTGTATAATTTTAACATATGTGTCAGGGTTAAACACAGCTGATAAAAATTTACCAATAAATACAAATGGAGATAGAATAGCTCTCCTATGTTTCTCCCTAGCTAGTTGCTCAGACTGTTTTTTCAATCTTTCATCTCTAATTTCTGACTTCTTTTTGATAATTACATCATCATCAAATGGTAATACATCTTTGTTTGACATTTCTCCATGTATATCATCCTTTTCAATTGCATTCAAATTCACTGGACCAAGTTCATCATCCTCATCTTTAATCAATTTATGAACAGTCTTTGTAACATCATCTACTAATTTCACTTCTTCCTCAGGTTTCATTTAATCTCCTAACCCAAAATTAAATCTCCACCTTCATTCAGTTCATTACTCAAAGTAAAACAAACACCTGCAGTACAGTCAGCTAAATCTTTACTACCATGTGTATAACCTTCCAAATCAAAACGCTCATTAGAAATATCTGGATGGTCAACTTTACCATTCTTTTCCACTAATTCTTTCATCTCACGAAACCAAATAGGATGGTTGTACACTTTTAACAAACCTAGTTGTACAAAATCCTTTTGAGTGTGATGAGCAGCAGGAGTTCTATCAACTGATAATAATTCAGCATCTATTCCCAATTTATTAAATTCCTGAATAGTTTCAGTACTTTGCCATCTATCAATTGTAACCTTAAATATATTGAATTTTCTCAATCTATGCAAATCAGATACAAACTTTCTTATTTCACCAATTTGTATATCACCTTGATTTCTAGTACACGTAACTTGCAACACTAAATCCATTATTACACCAAATCTCATTTGCCCTTCAAATTCAGTTAAATCTACTCCATATTGCTTTTTATAAGATTCAATTAAGAATGCATCAAATGTCATCCTCATTTCTTCTAAATGCCCCATAGCTATACCTGCAGCATCGTGGCCTTGCCACAATCTTCCACTTGCAAAGTCAATATGTATAGCGTGATACTTATTTTCATCTCCTTTAAACCAACTTTCTAATAATTCAATACCCTTACTGATATTACTGGTAGTTACTATTTCCCCCCTAAATGGATTAACAGAATATCTTTTACTAACATCAATTGTTCTTTTGAGCAAATGTCTATTACCATACAAATTATCAGATTCAACCTTTGGATCTTTACATTCATACATCATTGCCGCTTTCTCAGGGTCTTTAGCATACTCAGATGCAAAAGACTCCCTGAGAAGTTTTTCATTCTGATCAGTTCTTACCTCATATACACTATACTTTCTAACAAATTTCTTTGGGTCTTTCAAATTCCTTTTTATCAACAAAGACATTGGACAATTTGTACCATATTTATATGAAATTGCTACTAATTTTCCAAAACCTTTTGGGGAAGTAGACCTAACAGTAGCACTTAATGAATCATATTGCCCTATCATTTTTTCTGAAGTTCCAAATACTCTATCTGGACGCATTGCGCCAATTTCATCCATAATAGCTAAGATAATGTTCAATCCTTCAGCAGTAAATCTATCTGATGTTAAAGAATGACAACTTATCCCTCTACCGAAATCTACTTGTTTCTGTTTTATATCTCCATCTTTTTCCCTCAAATCCATATAATTAAACTTGCGATGACCAACATCCCAATAAAAATTCTTTGTAGCAAACCAATTATAACCAGTTTCAGGGTCTTTTGTTAATTTGATATATGAGACAAAATATTTGAAAAACACATTTTTAGCTTGTTCTGCAGTAGAAGCTACATTAACAATATCAATACTACTACCTTTGCCAAGTCCAAGAAACTCTTGTGGATCAACTAGACAAGATAATTTATAACCTTGATAATCATCCGCTAAAGCTATTGTGGAGTCTTTACCACTACGTTTTCCCCACATTAAATCTGCTTCTTCATAATTCATATTTGTAAATTCAAATGGGTCTTTACCACAAATAATATCTAAAGCCTCTTGCTGTAAAGTTGTAGGCTTAAATCCAATAAACTTTCTAGCAAAATAATTTGAATCTACTGGTTTATATCTCCACACATCATTGTAGGGAGTGAACCCTACAGGATACATTTCATTGATTGCCTCACTTTGATTCATTTCTTTCAATTTTTCAGTATCAGTTTTAGAAAGTTCTTTCATTTCTGAAATGAATGTTCCCAAATAAAATTCCTCAATATTTTCTATGCCAGCTTCTTTAGCAGCACGCCTAGACTTTATCACCCTAAAATTACCACCCTTATCTTTGATGAATACTTCATTCATACTCTATTGGCCTTGCCAAAAAGAATGGCCTTCCATTTAAATCCCTAAATCCATATTGAATACCTTTGCACCAAAGTTGTCCATTCAAAAATCTAGGTGAGATTATCTTAACACATTTCATCCTTTTTCCTAATTTCTCAGATTCCACAGTACCATAACTAAACACTAGAGAATCTGAAGTTTTTATATTTGACATAGTGTTATCAGAAACTCTAACTCTTTTGAAATTATTATCAACTAATTTTAGAGCAGCATGAATCTTTTGCTCTAAAGTTTCCCAATTTACATTACTAGCTTTAAGTTCAAAATCCAAAGCCTCTTTTATCAATTTCATAAATTTCTCCTAATTTTTGCTTTAATTCATTTAGGGAAATAACTTGATCAGAAAATTTGTACTTACATTTCTCACATATAATCATAGGATTATCAATTTTGTACTCATCATTTAAAATGAACACTGGAGGTAGAAATATAGAATTTTTCAGCTTAACATACTTAGTGAAACAAGAATTACATTCATACTCTACATTAACAATTTTTCTTAATTTGATCAATAATGGAGTGATTGAGGACAATTTGAAAGATTTTTCAGATTGCCTGACAATGTTTGGTGGAATCATTTGTTCTCCTACATTATTTATATTTCATGTGTATCTCCGTAAGGAGATAAACGTATATTACTTTGCTTTGCTCTTCTATTACTCATCTATTACTATGTTCTTCTATCTCCCCTATCCCTACCCCTATAGTCCCCTTCCCTTTAAGTGATGAGAGGGAACATTTACCCCTCTTTCTTCTCTTGTCTCTTTCCTATCTCTTCCCTCTCTGGTGTGAGAATGTTTTTCATATTAACATGTAAACATATAATATTCAGTATTTATGATAGTAATATACCTAATTTCACCTATGAAAAAAAGCAGTACCATGATACTTTATATGTGACCAATATAGGTTTCAGATTAAAGGGAAAGTATATTAATTCCGAAGGAGGAAATGTGAAGTTCAGAGACATCAAAAAATGTTATGTCTTGTTAGATTTCAACAATATAGTGTGGCGTGCGTATCACGCTACTGTCAAACAAAATATGGTCAACGATGATGGCATTAATGTAGGATTTATTGTAGGATTTTTCAAAGTATTAGCATTTGCTATAAATATGGCAAAGAAAAATGGAGCTTACCCTAAATTGATAATTGCTGAAGATAGAGTACCAACTAGAAAACGTGAATTATATGCTAAAAACCAACATTTATTTATGGATAGAAAACCTGATAGAAATTGGGATGGCAAAAATCCAAAATTAAGAATCAAGTATAAAGGTAATCGGCCAAGCAAGTTGGACATTGGTTACAATCCTATAGAAATATGTAGAGAATTTACCAGTTGTATTGAACATACATTGATTTACAAAGATGGAGAAGAAGCTGATGATGTTATAGCTTCTTATGTACATAATAATTGGCAAGGAAATGATATTATGTTATTTTCTACAGATAAAGATTTATGGCAACTTCTGAGATGGCCAATAAAAATATATGGGCAGACTAATGATCAAATTACATTTAAAGATATACACGAACATTTTGCTGGTACTTCAAATATATTATTGCACAAAATGATTACTGGAGATGCAGGAGATAATGTCAAAGGTGTATTACGTTTTCCATTTAAAAGTACATTATCATCCTTTAAAAGATGTGATGGAACATTAAATGGGTTTGCTAGATGTCTAGAAGAAGATGGGAAAGATAAAGCACGTTCTTTACTAATAAGAAACATCAAACTCATTCAATTTAATTGGCAAATTGTGCATTTGCGTGTAACATTAGACTACACAAAGAAGCATTTCCCTATAGAGGAAACCTCTGTGGATGTAAGAAGCAAATGGGTTCAACTTTGTTCAAAATATCAAGTTCCTAGCCTAAGAAATTCAGCTTTTATAGATATTTTTTAGATAGCTGGAATAGAGTATATTATACTCATAGGAGTTAACAATGAGACCATTTTCATCATTAAGTATTCAGCAATATATGTGTCCAACTGATAAAAGAACAATTAAACACAGATTAAAACTAACTGCTGAACATATGAATGTTAAATATGAAATTTGCAAAAGATGCCAACCTAAAATAATTGCAGAGATAGGTGTAAGAGCAGGATACAGTGCATTGGCATTTTTAACTGCTTGCCCTGAGGCCAAATATATAGGATTTGATGCTAATAATGGTACTCACGGTGGTCAAGGTGGAGAAAATAAATCATTTTGGTTACATGCTCAGAAGATTTTGTCTAAATATAATTGTGCATTTATAGAGATAGATACACAAATAATTGACAGATTACCTATTGATGATGCAGTAGATTTTTTTCATGTAGATGGTGACCATACTACTAATGGAATCAAACATGATTTGAATTTGGCATTGTTATCACTAGAATTCAAAAAAGGCAAAATATTGATAGATGATATTGATTATATACCAGAAGTTAAACAAGGTATTGAAGAGTGGTTACAAGGCACAAAATTGCAAAAGGAATATATCCCATCGCCAAGAGGGGAGTATTTGATACATGTACCTAGTATTTAATTGTCTTGAAACAGGACTTGCTAATAATGGTGGTAGTAGAACACTAATACATTGCCAAAGAGTATTGAGAGAACTAGGACATAAAGTTGATATTATAGCTACTGCTGATAGATTTACATGGTTTGAACATATTAAAGCAATTAAGAGAATCCCACCAAATGTAGATTGGGTTATAGCTACTGCTTGTTCTTCTGTAAAATCCACATTGCAATCTCATTGTAAAAATAAAGCATGGTACATCCGCGCCCACGAAACATGGCACCCAAAATTTAATGAAGATAAATTGATACAATTGTATAAAAATCCTAATATTCTGAAAATAGTCAATTCAATTTGGCAAAAGGAATTTCTTGAAAGCTTTGGAGTAAATTGCCATCTTGTATATCAAGGAGTTGACTTACATTTGTGGAAAGATTTGCGATTTAGAGAGACCAATAAAATACCAGTAATTGGCTGTATGTATTCTACTCAATCAAGAAAGCAATGGTGTAATTTTGTCATATTAAACCAAATATTAGGTAAAGATTTCAAATATATAGCTTATGGCAACAAACATCCAGATTTAATACCAAAAGCAGATAAGAATTTTCTCAATACATATCTTTGCCAACCTGATATTGATACATTAAATCATTTATATTCAATGTGTGATGTATGGTTTGCTCCTACTAATTCAGAAGGTTTACATAATCCACCTATGGAAGCATCTTTATGTGGCTGTATTATATGTTGTTCAGATGCAGAAAGAAATGGAATGAGTGATTATGCTATATCTGACTATTCTGCTATGATATATCCTGATAATGATATATCTGTTGCTGCACAATATATAAGAGAATTTGTAAAATATAAACATTTTGCTGATAATGCTGCAGAAATAATTAGAACAAAAATTAACACAAGAGAATACAATATGAAAAAATTTGCTAAAATCCTGAAAGACAATATAAAATGAAGCACAAAAAACTAATTGTGCTATATGGCCCTATAGGTGGCAAACCTGATGATAAATATCAGAAACTAATTAATGAAGAAATGGTTTGTGGATATAGGGAATATGCAGAAACATTTGGAGAAATTATATATCTGAAACCATTAGTAATATACAAACAATGGGAAATGTGTTTAAGTGAAAAGGCTTGTATAGATTACTGTAATGCTCAAAACAATTGTATTATTTGGTCTGTTAAATTTGATAAAGCTAAAGAAAAAATGTTAAGACATATTAATCATCCTAAATTGTATTATTCTTGTAATAATAGAAATATGTTTTGCCCATCTACAGATATATCATTGGTAGATACTATAGATAGACTGACTCATAAAAAAATGAAATTATGGTTTAAGGGAAAATCACCAACATTGTGGACACAAAATGATAACAAAGAATATGATGTAGTTTTAGTTGGGCCAAGAAATGACAAACACGAATCAGAAGTTGTGAATAGCTTAACAAATTTTGTTAAGTACCCCAAACTAACTATTCTATGGATAGGTGGAGAACCTCATAGAACTAAGATACAAGTTACACACCATCATATAAAAACTACTCCAATGTTATCAAAAAAAGATATGCTGAATATATTGCCAAAATGCAAAGTTGGAATAATTTACACAGATCATCCTACTGAGGGATTCCCTCAGTCATTCATAGAAATGAATATGTGTGGTATACCTGTTATTTATAAAGTTGGCGCTCCTATGAATACATACTATATTGGCGCCAATAATGTATATTTTATACATGGATTATATGATGTAAGTGTCAAATTATTAGATTTATTGTATGGTAAAATACATTATAGTCAGCACTCTAGGCTATGTAGGGAATTTGCAGTAAACAATTTAAGTATTGAAAAATCGTATTCTCATATGGAGGAATTGTGTTCACACATCAAGTAATAACAATGTGTAATAGAGATTATTTTCCGCACGGCATTAAGTTTCTAGAAACAAGAAAGAATGTGAATGCTGATTTTATTTGTTATCACCCAGATTTAACATTAGAACAAAATGGTATACTTACCAAACATAATATTGAGCCAAGAGCAATAGATAAGACTGCATTCAATGAGTGCATGCAAACTCTCAAATTTTCTATGTTGAGTCATTCACTTAGAAAATATGATAATGCTACATTTGTAGATTTTGATACATTCTTTGTAAGAGATTGGTACAAATTGTTCAAAGACAAATTTTATTTAGGTATAACTGTTAGGAATGAAGCCATTAAGAAAAGAGACCTAAAA